GAGTCTCCACCGCCTCCGACCATCTGGTACAACTGGTAACTCTTGTTCGCATCGGAAGTGAGTGTGTCCCACAGGTAGAGGTACTCGCTGTAAAGGCGGTCAATTGCCTGTCCGCCAATCTCGAGTTCGACATAATCGAGCAAATTGTAACCCAAGCGACCCTGCTCGTTGTTCCACTCAATGAACTTGTCACTTTTATCCTTCGCAGGCAGAGTGACGTCGAGGTAGGTGGAATACAGCAAGTCCGCATGGCGGGCAAGCGTCACGCTCTGCTTATTGCCCCACGCGGGCACGCCAGTCAGGCGAACACGGAAAGGTTCCATCGCGAAGTTCGTGTGGCGCTTGAACAGACCCTTCCAGAACGTAATCTGCGGGTTTCCGGAAAGGTATGCATCTTGAGCTCCGTGTGCGACGAGTTGAAGTAAACCGCCGCCCATTTGTCTTTATATGTTAGACATACTGATTTTTTTACCGACGCGCCCGACGACGAGTGGAGCGACGACGGCGACCCGCATCCTGAGCAGGCGGCGCACCCTCCGCAGCAGTCGGCGCACCCTCCGCAGCAGTCGGCGCACCATCTGCCGCAGGCGCAGGTTCATCCTCACCACCGCGGCGACCCTTCTTGGTTCCGCGGCGAGTGGACTTGTAAGTCTTCTTGGCCGCGAGAATCACCTTCTTCAGACCATCGCCCTTCTTGTAGGTGCCTGCCTTCTTCATAGATGCCATCGTAGACTTGACGTGAGAAATCCAAGCATTTGGCATTTGTGTATGTTTTTACCCGAGATTTTATATGCGATACAGGACACCTCTGAGTCCCGTCATTACATCATCGGGAATGCGCGTCTCCATAGGTATTCCCGTCAAGCAGCAGTAGTGGAAATAAACGGAATACATGCCGCACTCCGTTCCTTTTCGCTGATGTTTCGTTTTGTTATACGTCAATTCCATCGGTCTAGAATGCCCACCGCCCGCATCCCACTGCTCCTTCCACCGCTTCATTAATTGCTGAATCTGTTTCTCGGGGTGCTGACCGTAGGAATCAAAATACGTCATGCGAGGATACTCCAAATCAGGACTCACGTCGCAAAACACCGCGACCCAGTGTTTTCCAGGACCGGTGCTCACGTCGGTATTGAAGATAATACCAATTTGAGTCTTACCTTTTGCCGCGAGTTTTCGGATATCCATAGAACACAGGGCACTTACTAAACACGACCCAGTTTCGGACTTTGCTCCGAAATCGATTGGAAACGCGCCCACGTAATTGTAACTCGAGAATAACTTCGTGTAACTCTTTTCAATCTTGTCAATTTCCGTAGTGGATAACCATTCAGTAGGATTCTCTTTCCACGACGCGGGGGCTTTGGGTTTTGTGAGGAGTGATGACACCACACATTCTGCTGCTCCGTCCTTACATTTGGACTGAAGGCGTTTTCGCAGAGCATTCCATGTCGCACCTATATTTCCCGCCGGAATTGGCGGTTCTCCAGAATGTTCCTTGTTATAAGCGATTCTAAGTGTGTCGATCTCTTTATCATCGACAAACATCCTTGTTATGAAAACGGATTTAAGTTTAGAGAATGACAAACCCTAACCACTAAGATGCTTGCTCGCCTGAAGTCACGCCTTGAGTCATACCGCGATGTCGATAAGAGAATTACTGCTCTGAATGCTGAAGTCCATACTCTGCGAAACGGTCGCAAGGTTCTTGAAGTAGAAATGGCAGAGATTCTCCGCGACCAGCAGTTCCATAGTTTCAACGAGGTTCGGTTGTCCGATGACGGGTCTGTCATCAAGATTCAGCGCCCGAATCAGTGGAGCAAGGCATGGACGCTTTCCAAGAAGGACCTGCAGTCATACCTCAAGGAGTATTTCGAGAGCACGCGCAGCCCCAATGCCGACGAATGTTTCAATATGATTGTCGACAAGAAGACCAAAGCGCTTGTTGCGACGGAGTTCGCGTTCACGCACACACCTCCGGAGTAAAACGGACTTTGATACACGGAACATTCTAAAGTCAAAATGGCAACGATTTACAACCCTTACAATCCAAAGAATCGCTTGTTTGCCAAAACTGACATCCAAGCAATCCTACAAAGTCACCGATGCGACAATGTGGTTATTCGGGACGTTGCGAATTTCCAGACGGCAATGATTCATTCGTCGTATGTCAAGCGGAAGGATTATACGACTCCGGCAGGCGACGCGACCACTCATGCGTCACGACCATCTGATTGTTTGGAACTGTTTGACTACACCTACGAGCGTCTGGAACATATGGGCGATTCAGTCCTTGGCGCGTCTGTATCCACATACTTGTTCCAGCGATTCCCAGACGAAAACGAAGGGTTTCTAACGGATTTGAAGAAGGAGATTGTGTGTAACGAGACGCTGGGCAAATTGAGTGAGAAGATTGGTCTTGCGAAGTTCTATGTGATTTCAAGACATAACGAGGATATTTGTGCCGGACGCACCAATACCAAGAAGTTGGGTGATATTCTGGAGGCGTTCATTGGCGCACTGTGGACAGACACGAACTATGAGTTCAAGATCGTGTATGCCTTCATTGTTGCGCTGGTAGAGATGTATATTGACATCCCTAAACTATTGATGAACAATCGGAACTTCAAGGAACAGTTTCAGAAGTTGTATCAGTCTCTCTTTCACCAGACTCCCGTGTATCACATGGCATCGTGCGTCAATGGACAGTACACGATGGAAGTGATTCATGAGGGAAAAATGATTGGACAGGGAACTGCGTCTACAAAGAAGCAGGCAGAGCAGTTTGCGGCACGTGCATCGATTCTGCACTTTCAACCTTAAGTCGACATGGATAGGGTGGTCTTGGTCCGCGGGATGCGGCGCATAAGGAGTTCTTTTTGCGTTCCGCCGGCAGACATGTTGTCCTCTCCCTCGTGAATTCCCTCAATAGACCTCAAGAACTCTGCGACCTTTTGGGGTTCATCAGCAAAAGTCATGAGAAGTTTGGTGCGCAACTCGGAGCGACGGAGAGGAGGGCGAGACGTGCGAACACTCCGAGAGATATTACCAACACCGTTTCCTTCGAGGGCAAAGTTATCGACCTTATTGTCCCGCATGAACTCCAAAATCGTTGCAGAGAGGGCTGCCTTGTTCTCACGGATTTCCTTGATTTGATTACGGATCTGGCGCTCGTTATCGTCGTGAGCAATCCACTGCTTTAGCGCCTCGCGGATTTGGTTCGTCTTGTTTTCCTCCATGTCTTATTCTTAGTCTGTTTCTTTGTTGAAAGTCTCTTTTGATTACCACCTTGTTTACGGGTGGGAGATCCGAACATATCCCCAAACCCGATGCCTCGCGAAATGCTTCTATAGACGTCTTCCAGTAGTTTCTGTGGACTCGTATTGTTTCCAATCGGGTCTGCTTTCTCGGGTTGTTGTTCAGAGAACATATATTGAAACCGAACACCGTCGTCGAATATGTCGCCTACGAATGTATAAAAGTTCTTCTGATCATCGCTAAACCCGGGATTTTTCATTCCAAAAGTTCGAAACCCTCCGAACCCGAGCATCCCCATACATTCGGCATGGGGTACCAACCCGCCTAGAGTCGTCTCTGCTGGAACTACGAGCTTTGTAGGCATATGAGTCGCGGTTTCCGCGGAATATTTCGTTTTTGCCTCCTTGTTTTCGGATGAAGATAATGGACTTACGAATCCACCTTTGACACCATATACCGTCTTCACAGCAGAAATATTGTATGCTCTACCTGTTCTCTTTTCCGGGCGTATTTCGGTCTTGAGTGGCTGAAATCCAGGATGAGTCATTGCTGCCGGAAGAAGCGGGATCGGGTCAAACTTATGAGCACCTATTCCTCCCTTCTCAAATCCAGAACCTTGAGTAACGACTCTGTCTAGAGTTAAAAATCCAGAGTCTAAGAAGGAGTTAAACCGATTACGAGCAACGTCGTTCAAAGTTGTAGGAGAACCAAATGTTATTATGTGAACAGACGCTATTTTCTGAAGAGACGGATGTGTTCTCAGTTCAGCGAGCATAAACCCGAGAAGGGTTGCAAACGCAGCTCCTAAAGAATGACCTGTAACGAAAACGCGAGTGGGTTTGTAATCAGAAAGCATTTGCGATATGAAACTCCAACTTTTCATGAGAGGATCCATGAATCCAGCAGGAACTTTGCCGCTAGTTTCCGGGATGCGTGGGAATCCAGGCGGAGTGTATTGACCGAACTCCGTAGAACTTATAACCGATGTTAAAGTGCGAACATCGTCTTTGAAGTTTTCAATCGTGCTAGATGGTTTAAAACTTATAATAAGGTCTTGAGGCGTGAGTCCGAAGGTTGTTTTGGTCGAAAGAAGGTCTCCTCGCGTTGCCATGAACGTCACGTCGTTTGGAGATGACACGTATCGACAAGGGGACATCCCCGGTTGGACAGATGGCACCAAGCAATAACTTTCCATTGGGCGCAAGGTCTCTTGTCCTCTCCTCTTGGCGCGTATCCCCTGATTTATTCCAGCAGAAGGAGTTCCTGCTTTTCCTTTCGTGGAAACATTGGCGTGATTATGAGGACCCTCTTTCATCTTCTTCCCTAAGTATCTCCTGTCGAGATTGGTCAGTGTATTGTTGAGAGTTACGCAGTCGTTTTTGTCGGACAGTCTCTGAAG